CGGCAACGGTCTACGTGGCACCGATGCGGGGGAGGGCATAATGCTGGGACGTAGCTTGCTGATGATGGCTAGTGGCTCAAGTGCTGGGGACGTATTATGGACTCCCGCAAACATAAGCACAGCGCTATGGTTGGATGCAGTGGATAATGCGACTGTTTTTTCGGATGCCGGCATCACGCAAGCCATTCCGGGATTGTCAACTGTTCAGCAATGGAACGATAAAAGTGGCAATAGCAGACACGCCACGCAATTATCGGCAGCAAGGCAACCGAATTACACAAACAATGTATCAGGCAACAAGCCTGGCATAACGTTTAACGGCAGCACAAACGGACACTTGCTAACATCTTTGCTGCCATCTTCGGTATTCACAACTACAAACAGATGTACTTTTGCGTTAGTCTACTCTCCATTGAGTGCATCGGTAGGCCGCGGAATCGTAAGCGTTGCCGATACGCAGTATTCGGGCACTCCTTGGATGCTGCTTCAGCAAGACTCGGGCCCGGCTCAGCGTATATTCCTAAATGGTGCCTACAGAAATGCGCAGTTTATTTCGGTCAACAGCTTTTATATCTTTCTTTTTACGTACAACGGCAGCCAGTGGACGTTCCGGCTAAACGGAGCTGCGCTCACCTCGTACACTGGCTCAATAGGGGAAACAGCAGGCAGTACCCTATGGATCGGATCGGGCTTCAGTCGTGAATGGAATGGGATAATTGTAGGTATAGTTGCATCCGCTAATGATATTGGCCTTAGTGATGTGCTAAAGCTGGAAGGCTATCTAGCGGACAAGTGCGCAATCACCAGTGTTTTACCGATTAGCCATCCCTACAAAAACACTCCTCCGACTGTTTAGTCATGACCGCCCTCTACGACCCCTCCACCCCCGACGCCTACCCTCGTTCGGTCGCTGATTTCCGCGCTGCCTTCCCCGGCTTGGCGGTCGGCAACAACCCACGCGATGAGGACTTGGCCCCCTACGGCTGGCGCGTGGTCGCCCCGACGGATCCACCAATCCCCGGGCCCAATCAGCGTGTCGAGCAGGCTTCGCGGCCCGAGCTGGTGGACGGCACCTACCGGCAGGCGTGGGTGCTGGTTGATGTGGAGCCCCCGCCGCCGCCCGCCGACTGGCTTTCGTTCGCCGGCTGGCTGTATCAGTTCCCGCCGATCGCCGCTGCCATGGACGCCGCACGACTCAGCACCGAACCACAGGGGGAACCAGCAACGACAGGGCTGCCTACGGCACTGGACGAAGCCAGGCTGCGCCAGAACTACCCGGCGTTTTCGCTGACATGGCGCCTATTCCTGCTGGCCTCCGGCATGGCCCCCGAAGCCCTCGGGGCGATCGTCGCCAAGGCCGTCGAGTGCAACCTGCCGGCCGAGTTCATCGCGGCCCTGCAGCCTGATCCCCAACCATGAGCACTGACGGCAGCGAAGGCCACTTTTACGCGCTGCTGCACCAAACACTGCTGACAAGTCTTGCGGCAGCCCAGCAACGGGATGCTGTCAATTCCGAGCGCATTGAGGGACTTGAAAGACGGTTGAACAACATGGAGGGAAATCTAGTCACAAAAGACGACTTTAAGATTATGACAGCAGCAACAAAGGATGACCTCAACACTCTTTCTGTTGAAGTTGGACGACTGGCAAAAGCAATGGCGGAGGGACGCGGCAAGGATCGCGCTCTCTCCAATGTCATCACACAGGCAGCCACATGGGGCGCCCTGGTCGTGGCGCTACTGGCGCTTGTTGGAGTCAGGCCAAACCTGGAAAAAGTGGTACCATCGAGCACAGATGAACGGCCTCCAGCAGTAGGGCAATGAAAGACAGGGCAGCGCAGGTCAAGCTCGACGAACTCAGGTCTCTCGGTGGGCTTGTATGTGCAATCGGCGTACTCGCCGTGCTCATTGTTCTTGGGCAGCTATACAAGGAAGGGTGTCTCAGGTCTGGCAAGGATTATGAAAAATGCTGGGCGGATGGACTCGCAATTTCCGGCATGAGCCCCGGCGGCCCGCTGAGTGCTGGCGTCGTGTTCGGTTACGTTGTTGGCCAGATCAACAAAGAAAAGGAAAAACGGGAAATGTATCGTCTAGGCTACTGGACTCTCAATCCAGACCTTCGCCCGCCTACCAGCGATGACCCGAACCCTCCGCAGTTGCGTTGAGCACACCGACTTCAACCTGTCCCATCACATCGCGTTTTGGGAGACCATCGAGCGACTCCTTCCCGCCGGCAGCCTGGAGGATGATGGGGAGCTGGGGTCCATCTGGATCAGCGCCGTGCCCCCCAAGGAACCCCTGATCCCTGCCGGCGGGCTCGACCCACGGGGCTCCGAGGAGCAGGGCATGGCGGGGCCCTCGATCAAGGCTCCGGTCAAGGCCGGCGACAGCTACCTGCTGGTGAACGACCGGGATCAGGACATCGAGGCATACGATCACACCGGCAAGCTGCTATGGAAAGCCCCGTGCCTGGCCCGTGGGCAGGGCCCCGATAACGACTGGCGCACCCGCAACAGCGACACCCCGCCGGGGCTGTATGTCATCGGGCGCATCTACAAAGACTACGAGCAGCACGGCTCCTCGCCGGCATACAGCCAGGAGCTTATGTCCTATGGCTGGTACTCGTTTGACCTAGAGGAGCTGGAAAGCCAGGAGATCAAGAACGGCCGAGCCGGCATCATGCTGCACGGTGGCGGATCGGCGTGTGGATGGCCTGGCGCCTGGGCCCCGAAGCAGCAACTGTTCTCCACCCATGGTTGCCTGCGAATGCACAACGTCGATCTACGCGACAAGGTGCTACCGCTGACGAAGATGGGCCGCGTCTACGTCGGCGTGTTTCAGGAGCGGTAGGCAATAAAAAGCGCCCCCTTGGGGGCGCTTCTGTCATCGCGGGCAGGGATCAGGCGGTCTGATCGAGCAGCGGGGTGCCGGGCTCCTCCGGGGCCTCACCACGCCGGCGGGGGGTGATGGCGATGACCTCATCGGTCAGGGTGAGCAGGATCTGGGCACCAGGGCCCACGAGATCGCCGGTGGGGAACTCAATGCTCAGCACACTGCCGGGCTGAACACCGATGGCCCGAGCGGCGACCTGCGACACCTGGATCAAGCACTGAGAGTTGGCCTTGGCACGCTTCATGCCGGCACGGGTGCGGGTGCCACCGCCGGTTCCGGGGCCGTCGAAGTCGAGGCCCTGAGCATCGAGCAGCGCCTGGCAGAACTGCGCCTTGAGCGTGCGCTCACTGCCATCCTTCGTCACCATGCGGTAGCCGGCATCGAAGGCCATCTGAACGACGGTGCGACCCTTCTCCTTCTCCTGTGCGACGAAATCAAGCAGTTCCTGGCCGGTCAGGCGCTCGGGCTCGCCTTCTTCGTCACCTTCATCGGTCGGGTCGAAGCTGCAAGCAGAAGCCTGCTCGTCCTCGTCGCCCTCATCTTCGAGATCGGGCAGGGTTTCGTCGTAGGTCTCGTCGATGGTGGTCTCGTCGTCGATGAGGGGCTCGGCGATGGCGGCTTTGGCTTTGGTGGCCATGAAACGTGAATGCGGAACAGCAAGAAGCATAGCACGTCATCCGCCATACAGCAACGGGTAGAGCGCATCAAGGGCGGCCCTGAAGATCGGATGCCCGCCGGCCATGACGGCCCGCTGATGATGCAACAGCAGTCCGCCGGCAAACTGGCGCCATCCCTGATCGAGGTCCGGCCGGTTCCAGGTCTTCTCCTTCACGCCATCCACCGATAGCATGAAGTTGATCCCCCGCTCGACTTTCAAGCCATGCACAGCCTCAAGCCCGAAGTCGTAGCTCCCCTGCTGGAACTGCCAGCCGTCGCGCACGCGAGCCATTGCCTCTCGCACCTTGCCGGCCTTCTCGTCCACCGCAGCAAGGTGCTCGCAGATACCACAAAGCACCTCATCGCCAGGGTCGTAGTCAGCAAGCCATTGGTAACGCTCGGCGAAGTTTTCTGCCTGGTTAGTCTTCCAGTCACACAAGCTCAGGACACCATCCACCTCGGCGACAAGATCAGGCGTCAGGCCGTAGCAGCCGCCCGGATGGATCATTGGTTCTTCGATGACGTAGACCTTGCCGATACGCGGGAAGACGTGTTTTAGCCACTGCTCATGTATCAGCGAGGCTTCTACATCCTCGGGAAACTCGGGCACGCCCTCGCGCTGCTCGAATGAGCCGAGAGACAGCCCCGCCATGGCGTGAAACCTTGTGCCGACATCGGCGCGAACATCCCTAACGCGCTCCATAAAATACTCAGCCCCTTTTTTGTTGAGCCCTTTGCGCATCAATGAATCACGCCACCTGCTTTTGTCGAAGTCCTTGCCGCCACCCAGGGCGATAATGTGCGATGACGATGGTACTTCGATCAGGCCATGGGCCTGGCTTTCGTAATAATACCTGTGGTCGTCTTCGCTAAAAAAAACTCCCGGCTGAGCCGGGAGCAGATGCAGTTCAGGCA